ACATTTATGCTAATTAATATTTCTTGCGCCATAGTAAGTACGTTTTAGTGTTTGTTTAAGTTCCTTTGCGTCTTTAACCGCCTTATACTTGCCTTTGGCAATATCTATATTTTCTGATACACCGTACCATTCGTTGCTATTAAGTAGCTCTAGTATATTCTTTATCATTCTACTATTTCTTCTGCATTAAGGTTTATCAGTTCTAATGTTGACTTACCTGTGGTTAAATTTGTAGTTATAGAATTAATGCGATACACCTTATCTTGTACCTTAAGCTGGTCATTGAGTCTGTATTGTATTAAGAAGCTAGGAGGTAAGTGAGCAGTAAACTTAAATATTCGCTTACTGGGTTCAAATACCGCTATAATATAGTTCTGATAAAACTTATTAAACAGAGAATTATTATCTGCACCGAAGTCTTGTCCACTAAAGAACTCATCTATTTCATTGTCGAAGTTAATAGAGAAAGTTGCAGGTGTTCCAATCGAAGGATTTTCTTTACTGTTGGATGGCATAAAGTAACTATCTACAGCCTCGCTTGCACTAAAGTCCCTAGAGGAGAAGTTTATTTTTTTAGCAAGAGATGTTTTCTTTACGCCATAAAAAAGTAAGGGTTTTACATTCACTGAACTGTAGTTTCCCTCTGGAGGTCTGTGATCGGTGGTCTCAGAGTTATAGTTATCGTAGGGCGATTTATCTTTAGGATTAAAGTCTCCACCAGCAGCATAACCCCATTGTATGTCTGTAGAGCTGTCATCTGAACCATCTAGCAACCTCTCGTACTTTAGGTGTGAGAATGGTAGTTTTATCTCATACTTATTGTCGGTTACCATATCGGCAAACAATTCACCTACTGGTAAGTGTGAATCGCCAAACGTTACACCGAACGCATCTAGGTGCTGCTCAATTAACAGTGCTTTAGGCTCACTGTATTTAAAGTCAATATCTGAGTATGGAAATGACGTGTTAACCATATGTGAATTGACATCTATATATTTGGTTATATCTAGTGTTCCCTTAGACTGATTATTTACTGCATCGTTATAATATTCATCAAATGTAAGCACCCTTATTTTTCCATAGTCTGAGCTGTTTTCATCATCTATAAAGTAGGCGGTAAGATTGAACATCTTAAACATACCAGTTAAGAAATCTAGTACTTTAAGGTCTGGTAGGTGATCCGCTATCCTTAAATCTTGTACTGGACTTAAGCTGTTTCCGTCATTTGCATCATATAAGTCTGTTATTAAGCCCACACCAGCTTGTGTCCAACTGTAATTTATCTTTACTTGAACAGTGTAGGTTGCAGATGAATCCGCAGAAAGCTCTATTTTGAATTTACTAAAGTCTGATCTAGCGCTGATGTTAGCGTTAAGTGTTTGATCCCCTGACCCCTCTAATATTATAGGGTTAATACCTGCTTTTTTAGGTATTATCTTTATGATATATGGTTTGCCAGTATCTGCTACATCGTTAACTATTACATCTACTGTCCACCTTGGAGAGCCAAGAAGTCCAAAACCCGTGATTATAGTTAAGTCAAAATATTCATCTGCTACAGTAGCCAAGAAAACATCCCTTGTATCGTTTAATGTATAATTATCAAGAATAGTTGTATACTTAACTCCACCATCAAATATGTTACCGCTACGGTTACTCATCCAAAGATACAGGTTCTCTAATGCTCCATCTGTTTTCTTGAAGAAGCTGTCCGATGTAAATGATATTTCACTGTACTTACTTTCGATTAGTTTAATGATTTCAGTAACCTTTATCGATGGCTTTAAGTCCACTTCATTCACACCACGTTTCCCATATCTTTTAGGGTCGGATGGGCTTGATTCTGCTGTGTGGTACAGGTTCCCATTAAAGTTTTCGTTAGAATTATCGGCTAAAGATGAATTATAAAATAGTCTTTTCTTAGATGTGATTAGCGGATATAATAACGCTTCAGCTACTCCGCCTACAGTTAATCCAGACTTAAATATAGTTTTTACATTAGCATATGTAAAGGTGTGGTCAAAAGCACTAAAATCTAATGCGTGTAGCTTATCCTCACCAAGCACATCCTGAAGAGTAACTGTGTTTCCGTAGAAACTAATTCTATAGTGAGCTGCCTTGTTGTTTTTCATAACAACACTTTTAAGTGCAATTCTTCCCCTCTTAAACAACATCTGATTTAGGTATATATCACACTTATGGTATTTCCTTCCATCAAACGCTCCACTACTTATATCTACATTATAGAAGTGAGTAAACACCTGATTATTCGTAGAAGATGCTGGGATACTAAAGTCTTGAGTGAAGTCGGTAAATACCTTACTTATGTCTTTAACATCATTTATCCTACTAGTCATTTCAACTCCTTCGTCACCAAACAAGTCTATTCTTTTATCTTCTATATATATCTGTAGTTCCCTCATTAACGAATGCTTTGTATAAATTCAGAATCCATCTCAAACTGTAGTTCGTAATTGATGAGTTTATCATCTCTTCTAGTTTTAAAGTCTAGGGAGTTGGTTACTACACTTATCGGTATAGCTAAGTTAGCACCTGAATTAGTTGGGCTAAGTCTAAAGTTATCGTGAATATATACATACTCCGAAACTAGCAACTGTTTCAGAACCTCGTTATAACTCTCATCTATAAAACCAGTATTCATTGTAACAGATTCTCTACCCTGATTCTCTAGGTATACTCTCTGGTGGTCGGATATGTTGTAGGAAGCTCCTGTTGCGCCAACTGTAAGAGTATTCTTTTTGTACTGCTCTCTTTGCGAAGACATACTATCTTTACGTTTGGCGAAGAACCATATATCTTGCATTACACCAAATTTATTTATAAACGACACTTTATGTGGTATATTCTTACATTCATCTATACACTTAACTTCAATGCTTTTTGAAGTTCCACTAGCTGTAGCGTACTGTATAGTTGTTATTCCATCTGTAATTTCAGCAACATCTGTTGAGTCTTCTGGATTAGCAGCTAATGAAGCCGTCTTATCTATAGTTATAACGCTACCAGACGGATTAAGGCGTATGCTTTGAGCTATAGTATAATTACCAACACTACCAGTAACTAGATTTCCTACTTCAGTAGCATCAGCAGCATAAGTAATTTGAGTTACACCGTCATCACCTCTAGTATAAAATGGTATAGTCAACGGATGTCCGCAATAGTTATGTATAACTGTGTTTGATATCAGTAAGTCTTTAGATAGCTCTGGGTTTATTCCATCTTTTAATTCGCCATAACCTCTAAACGCAATAGCATCTACTAAATAAAAGTCCTCACTAGTATCGTCATAAGTCCTAGTGACTTTGTAATGCACCCATTTTGTCTGAACCAATGAATTGTAGTCCCCATTGAATTCTATAGTAATGTAATCTTTTATAAGTTCAGAGATTTCGAATGCAATCGATGTTTCTGTAGATAACCTAGTTTTCGTTAATGTATAGTCAGGACTGTCTGGGATAGCTTCTTGTGAGCCACCATAAACGTATAATTCTAACTTAGCTTTTGTTAATTCTGCCATTTCTTATTTTCTTAATTAGGTGTCCAAATTTCTATATTTTGCGCATCATTATGAGGAATTAGTTTGTACGTAGCATTAGCAAAGTATGATTTAATATTAAAAGTAGATTCAATCAAATGATTACTATTTGGGTTTGAAGCACTCTCTAACAATCCAACGGTATTTATGGTGAATGTTTGTTCAGGCAGATAACCACTAACGTATATACCTTGACCACCACCATTTAATGGTAATCCTTCTTGTGTTAACCTAGAAACCGTATGTATATTCATATTAGAATCAGGAACATTTTGCCAAGTCGCAAATGCTTCATCATTGTTTCTAGTTGCATCAGTAACTAATTCAATCCTATGTTTCGACAACCAAATCTTGTATACTCCAGTATTGCCAGATTGCATACTCTGTTTAAACTTAAATATATTCTGATTGTTGTTCAAATCAGTTGCTGGACGATAAACTACTTCGTGTATAATCGCATTATTCCAGCCTACCATATCATAGCTGTTCAAATATTTAAAACCGTCACCACTAACTGGTTCTAAGTTTGGTGAATAGTTCCCAAAGACATACGTTTTTACCTTACTCTTATCAGGAAGGGATAACCACGGAGCATCTTGCCCGTTTAATTGATTTACATTTCCACTTAAGTAGCCAGGTTCCATCCGTCCATTATAAAGAGTCATCACAAATACACTTTGCTGTCCAACAGAACCTTGTTGTCCTTCATCTTCCACTACAGCAGTAACTGCATTTGGACAGTTTGCCGTAAAATTAGAATTAGCTAAATCTAATATAGGAAAGAATAATTCTAATAAAACAGTTTCTCCATATGTATCTATATCTGATTGAGTTGATGTGTATGTTATTGTTTGATCGTTTCCATCTGGATAAATGTTTGAATCTGTTGATGATGGAGTTGCTGTTCCTACTGCATTTAGCCAAACAATATCCCAGCCAGTATTACCTTCCATAAATGTATATGTGGACGGCATATTTCCTTTTATTCCTATCTTAGCATAGAAAGGAACTACAATTCCAGTAAAATCCATATCATAATCACCAGTTTGTTTACCTACTGTTGAAATCTCATACCTGTGAACGCCAATTGTTGCACCATTGCTTCTAGTGTCTCCACAATTTATTGTGGTAGTAGTAACTGTAGGCTCTGTTGGCTCTACAAACGGCTCTTCTCCGCCTCCTGTATCCCCGCTAGAACCACCACCAGTATCATCTCCAACAATTAGATCACTAGTGTCAATAGGCTCTTCTCCTCCTAGTGAAACTGGTTTAGTTACATTTACGAAGTATG